ATAAATTCTATAAATGAAAGCGAATCTTTACGTTGAATAAGAAGAAATTGAATAGAATCATTCTGTTGTTCTTTATTATATTTTATAGCAATGACTCCATAGCTTGTAACAGGTGCATTACAACTACGAAATACATGACCATGTAAGCCACAATTTGTACAATATCGTATCCGGTTTGAATCCATAATTACTATCTATTTCACGTAATTTCTTTATGCTGTAAAGGTGTATAATATAAATAAAGATTTATTGAAACTTGTTAGAGTAAATAGAATGCATCTTCCACCAACAGTATGGGGGCCGTTTTTCTGGCACACGATGCATATTGTAGCACTTGGATATTCAAAACATCCAACCTATACAGATAAAAAATGTGCTAAAGAATTCTTTGAATCACTTACATTTCTAATACCATGTTCTGTTTGCCGAGAACATTATAAGGAACATTTGTCTTCCAAACCAATCACACCTTTTCTGGATTCTAGAGAAGATTTGTTAAAATGGACAATTGATATACACAATAAAGTCAACAAACTAACAAATAAATCACAATGGACAGAGGCAGAAGTCTTACAGTATTATGAGAAAATTGGTCAACGAGGACGATCGCCTATTTGGACAAAACAGGATTTAGATGAAGTTGACTATCGTTCATTTATTAGAGGATTTTTAACAGGTGGATTTGTATTATCAGTTTGCGGAGGTATCTTATTTTTTATGAAAAAATATAAGATAGATGGCTAGAGAAGGTGTAAATTTTGCAAAATTTCTCAGAGGGCCTGCTAATATATTATCAGGATTAACTGGTTATGTAGCACCTCCTCCTGCTGCACTTCCAAATAGAACAAGTATATTTTCAGGACCGACTGTTCCTACACCTCCTGGGTATGAAACTACATCTTCTGGATTTTCTATATTACAAGGATCAGTTGGAAAAATAATCGCGTATCTTATTGGAATCATTTTTGTTATTATCGTTATTTCTCTTATTATTCATTATTATATTACACCGATATACAGTTTGCATCCTGGCGCTCCCGGTATTATACTGATACCTGGCTTTGATGACGGTGTTCTCTTCTGGAATGGATCTTCTCCCACATTAATTGAAAATGCAAAACTACCTATTATTAATAAATACTATGGTTATTCATTCATTGTGGATATGTTTATTCAAAATCCAATGCAATATGCAAAATGTCACCGAATTCTATTAAGCAGAGGATTAACACGCAGTACACAACCCTGTGCAGGAGAAACACTTACTTCACTTACAACTTCATTTAATTTTATAGTAGCGTTAAAACCAGATGTAAATGATATGATTATAGCTGTGAGTACAATTGCCCCTATTGATCATTCCTATGTTATTATTGAGAATGTGCCAATTCAAGAGCCATTTCGTTTAGGTGTTATTGTTATGCAAAATATACTTGAAGTATATATGAATGGATTATTAATGGGAACGGTTGCATATAAAACATCAATAAAAGACATAAAAGGCGATATAGATATTGCACATGGAACTGAACTATCTATTGCAAAAATGCAAAATCTTAAAATATGGGATCGTATTCTTTCCACATCTGAAATACATTATTCAAGACCAACAATTGCATCTGCTGTTTCATTTAATGCTACACCTATACCGACTACTACATCATGCAACCAATAAAGTATGATAAGTATGATGAGTATGATATGTATCATAAGTATGATAAATATGCAAGATAAAAGAAGATGTTTGAGTGGATACAGCAACTTTTCCAATCTATATCCATGTTTCATGTATTAGGAATTTTATTCATTGTTATCCTTATCTTATATTATATCTATATAAATCGTGATCCAAATAATATGGATGTCTTACCTACATTAACACCACTGAATGTAAGAAAAGACATTGTTACACCCGATGTAGCTCAACAAATGATAGTAGGATCAGGTGGTTCTACGGTAATGGGTTTCTTTTCATTGCAAGCTGGAAATCGTACAACAACCTATAATAATAATTTCGTACCACTCATGCAAGTAGATAATAATTGGTGGCTTGAAATATCAAATACAAACATAGATGATGTATCTGCACGACTTCGTGTAAAAACATCTAAAAATGGTACTACATCTTCTACAACAGAAGATGAAATAATCCCTCTTCCATCTATTCCTAAACAAAAATGGGTATTTATTGCAATATTACGAGAAGGCAGACGATTTGATGTCGTTTATGATAATCGTATTGTAGCATCTCATCATCTTAATCAATATCCTGTTGTTATCACGAGTCCTCTTTCTATTGGAAGCAAAGGTCTAGATGGAAAAGTAATTCATGTTATTATTAATAAAACTCGGTTAACTCCATCTGATATAGAACGACAACGATTAATATATGTAGATACAAATAATGATATATTGGAAGATAATTATATGTTTCCATCTTTTCCTAGTTTAAAGTTATTTGCAGAATGTCCTTCCGGATTACCATGTGATCCTATTACAAAGGCACCATTAGATAATATGTATTCATGGACGACTCCTTATGCATGATTTTAAATTGTATCATATATTCGTTGTATATGACAGAATCATGGAATCAAATAATGTAAACAATTCATCACCAATTGCTAAAATGATTCCAGTTTTAGTTATTTTTGCAGGACTATTAGGATTGTATTATTTATACCAATATTTATTTGGACCTAAAATGAATAATGCATATCCTCTTATCACTGCTACACAAGATGCGCATACAGATAAACCAATTACATTTCAGCCAACTGCATTAGCACCATTGTATGAAGGTGGAGAATTTACAATTTCAACATGGATTTATATTTCAAACTGGAGTGTACCTCAACAAAGACAAAACAAGCATATTCTAAATATTGGTGGAAATAATATGGCAAATGGTTTTAGTACCATTTTAATCTATATTGATGCATCTTCTCCTGTATTAGTTGTTAAATTGGATACACATGAATCTACTGGATCTCTTGTTGGATCTTCATCTAGTACAACTAGTACTCCAACAGGTGCTCAACGTAATTTATTATCAACTGCAATGCTTACATCAACATTTACACCATCTACTATTCCATCATTAAATCAAGATTCAGATATATGTAATATTCATGACATACCAATGCAAAGATGGGTTAATGTTACTATTGCAGTAAATGCAAAAGTAGTAGATGTATATATGGATGGTAAATTATCTAGATCATGTGTATTGCCTGGTGTATTTAAAGTAGATCCGAGTGGATATACAGGTACATTATTAAATTATGGTGGATTTGGAGGCAAAATTTCAACAACAACGATGTATGATGTTGCACTAAATCCTGAGATGGTTTATAAAAACTATATGGCTGGACCTGAACCGATTACATCCATTGGTGGCTGGTTTTCTAGCTTTTTTGCACCGACTGTATCTATGTCATAAAGGCAACTATGTAAAAACCGAGTATCATCTATTATTTACAAAACCTATAAATAATAGATGGCTTTTAACCAAAACCAAAGACCTATTAATACACTAAGTAATGGATCCGGTATGCAGAATTTTCTATTTCCTGTCGTAATTGTGTTATTACTTTATATTGGTTTCTTATTCGCAGAACTTCTGTATAAATACATGAATCGTTTAGCAATAAATCGTGTAGAACTATTACCAAATACCTATACTATTGGAAATAAAACCATTACAATTCCACAGAATCCTAATGTAACCAAAGGGGCAATTGTTCAATTATCTGATAATGAACGTACAGGAATGGAATTTACCTATACCTTCTATCTTAATATAGATCCTTCTACAATTGATCAGCAATATGATGGTCTAAAACACATTTTTCATAAAGGTTATCCAACACAATTTCCTCTTCTTGCACCCGGTGTTTATATGCGTTCTAATATAAATACATTACGTGTTTATATGAATACGTATAAAACATGGAATAATTATGTAGAAGTTGAAAATATGCCATTAAGTAAATGGGTTCATGTTGCAATTGTATGTAAAGATAATGCATTAGAAATTTTTATTAATGGTAATTTATCAAAAAAGAAATCATTTGAAGGATCTGTGATTTATCAAAATTACCAGGATGTAATCTGTTTTAGTAAACGTAAGATTGATTTAAAGAAAACAATGGTTCCATCTGCAGATGATAATGGCTTTATTGTACATGATTCTGTAAAGGGAATGTTGAGTAGATTAACTTATTTTAACTATGCATTATGTTATGCAGAAATTCAGAAGGATATGGAACAAGGTCCTTCATCACAAATGGATGATTCCAATTTGAATGATGTGCCTCCTTATTTGGCAGATACCTGGTGGGCGCACAATAACTAGATCTAAAGCATAAACATATAAACTAATACAAAACTAGTGATGCCAGGAGGTGGTCTTTTTGCATTAGTAGCGTATGGCTCACAAAATGTACTTCTTTCAGGTAATCCCGATTTTACTTATTTCTATAAAGCCTATAAGAAATACAGTCATTTTGCAGAAGAATCTGTTACATTTGCAATGAATACACAAAATGATCTTTCTTATTCAAATACAATTCAATTAAATATTAAGATTCAACGTATTGCCGATTTAGTCCGCGATATATATTTTCTTTTTAATCTACCTGATATTTACTGTAAATACATAGATTTATTACAGAGTCAGCAGAGTGCTAAACCACGTAGTGCACAATACAATTTTGCATGGGTCAACTACATTGGATGCCATATGATACAAAAAGTTGCTTTTTTTATTGGTGGTCAGAAAATTCAAGAATATGATGGAGCATACATAATTGCTAAAGCACAATGTGATTTGGATGCATTTTCATATCAGAAATGGCAGACACTTGTAGGAAATGTTCCAGAACTGTATGATCCTGCAAATGGAATATATGGAGGTGGCTCAACAGGTACAGGGTATCCATTAGTATATAATAATAATGGCAATAATGCGTCTACAACCACTCCACCTAATACAAATCGTCCATCTATTGCAGGCCGACAGATTCAAGTTCCGTTACCATTCTGGTTTTCAGAATCTACATTTGATGCACTTCCTCTTGTTTCATTGCAACAGCATGAATGTGAAATTCAAATCATATTACGTCCTATTAATCAGTTATACCGTGTATTAGATGCAAATGGATATCAAGTTGCACCTGGATTTCAATTTAATCCATCCCCTGTTACATTACAACCACTTAATGTATATTATAGTAATGTTAGTGATATTTCAGATGTAACCATTAATAATTTTCTAACTGATGTGGGAACACCAAATCCTCTTCTTAATACATGGTCACTTAATCCACAGATTCAAATGACATATGTATATATCACAGATGAAGAACGTACACAATTTTCATCTGAATCATTGCGGTATCTTGTTCGTCAAATTACATTGTATCCATTTGACAGTATTACTGCACGGCAATTCGTTGAACTAGATGTACACAATCCAATTGAACGACTTATTATAGTACCGAGGCGATCTGATTCTCTTTTTTATCGTAACCAGGTAGCGAATTATACCAATTGGATCAATCCTGCAAAAGCACCATTTCTTCCAAATGATGGAGGATGGAGTAGTTATGTAAATTTAACATCTAGTACTGGTAAACTTATTCTTAATGGACAACGATCTATTATCAATACTCTTACTGTCTTGGGAGATGGTAATCCATTACAAGAAGAAAAACCATATCAATATTTTACACAGGTTGTGCCATGGAAATATTTGACAGGTATCCCAGAACCTGAGATGATTGTATATCCATTTGCATTATCATCACCTATTACACAACCACGTGGAAGTATTAATAGTAGTCGCATTAAATCATTACAAGTGGATTTAAATGTATTTCCATTGCCATCCAATTCATTTTATCAATATAATATTGGAATTTATGTAGAGAGTTTGAATTGGATAACGATTGCTTCTGGTATGGGTGGGTTGAAGTACGCCCTCTAAACGAATGTTTAGAGGGCCTATTAGGCTTCGCTGAGGTACGCACTTTAATCTAAAGAGCTTAACTATATCAGCCAAAGGCGTTCAAATGGTACACCCTGTAATCTATTACAGTCCTAACTTTGAATGCCAAAGGCGTTCAAATGGTACACCCTGTAATCTATTACAGTCCTAACTTTGAATGCCAAAGGCGTTCAAATGGTACGCTCTATAATTCATTTCATTTCAATAGGATGGATGGTACAATTCCTGATTTTCTAAAAAGATTACAGAATAAACTTACCTATTATATTTATAAAACAGTAAACGATGATGAAGCAAATCAATATGCAGAACAGAAACAACCGAAAGAGCAACCTACAGAAATAAAAGAAGAATTAACCGCAGCAGATATACCTATTGCACCAACTACGGTAGATAAACTAGATATTTCTCGTATTTTTGATAATGTATACAATAAAGGATCTGAATTAGTATCTATTCTGTTCTATCCAATTCTGTCATTATATCTTGCATCTCTTGTAGCAAATGAATTGATTGTTTATCCTGCTCCTATTCGTCTTATTTTTTTCATTTTAGTATTGGTATTGTGCAATATATTTGTATACATTCCTATATTGATGACTGGGTTCTATATATGCAAGAAGTTATATGAAATGTATCTTAATCGTGAACAAGATCCACCGCAGCCTCCTGTGAAACTAATGCCAAAAATATTTGCAATGGTGCCATTTACAACATATACATCTGATAATGGATTGGTTAATTTATTTTTATATCCATTTCGTTATTTGAAAGGAAATAATGCTGAAAAAGATCTGTCATTCTTGCAAGTTTTAATGAAAAAATATACAGACTCATTAAATGAATCCTTTCCATATTATGAAGTGATACGCACAACAGAAGAAATATTTGTAGATCGTAAGAAAAACTTTGATAAAATGGAAGATGATATGCATAAAATAACAAAACCAAAAGAAGCTCCTAAAGAACCGAATCAACCAAATCAATCCAATATGTCTAAGGAACCCGCTAATGCTCCTTTACCTGCTGTAATTGAACAGAAAGAAGCTCCTTTAGAGAATCAACCTAATAAAGCACCTTTACCTAAGGAATCTGCGAATGCTCCTTTACCTAAGGAACCCGTTAATGCTCCTTTACCTGCTATAATTGAACAGAAAAAAGCTCCTTTAGCAAATAAACCTAATAATGCATCTTTACCTAAGGAATCTGCGAATGCTCCTTTACCCAACCAAGCAAAAGAAGCACCTTTACCTAAGGAATCAGCAAATGCTCCTTTACCATCTGTAATAGAACAGAAAGAACAAAAACAATAAATCAGCAAAATCCAAAAAAATTGAATTAATAAATAAACAATATGAAACATCAAATCATGTCCTTATCTGATACATTTCGTCATGAGGTCACCTGGAATGGATTCCCATGTGACCTCATGAAGTCAGGACTTCAAAAGTATATTCGTCGCGGCATGACTGAGAAAGCGTTATTCTGTGCAGGAGAACTTGATTTATTCAAAGAAGCCCCTCAGCGTGGTGAAACCATTCGCACTAATTTTCTCCATCGCCTTCTCATTATTTATCTAGAAGATGTGGAAAATATGTCTCTTCTTGAAAAAGTAGATACCTATATCACTCAATTGTATGCAGAGCGAGAGAAACCCGAGAGAGCAAAAGAAAAAGAGGAAGAATGGATTGCAGAATGGGTGGCATTATTATGTGCGTCTAAAAAAGCACGTGTTGCATCCCATGTAAGAGCATTGCAGAAAACAGATGCTGCATTTGAAGCGTATTATCCGAGTATTCCATGGGCATCCTTAGAAGAAGGAGATCTGGCATTTCATTGTCAGATGTTTAAGAAATATCTTCAAGAGAAAAACATTTTGGCTACCTATCATGCGAATCAAATTTATCATTCCACTGAAAAACTCCAAGAGAAAATCTATAAATCCTCTAAACCTGTCTGGTTTATCTTCAGAGAATTATATAATCCGTTTACAAGCAAAAAAATGGACATTTTC